TCAAAGGTATGTATAAATTTTTATATCTTCTTTAATTTGTAAAAAATCACTATCATGCGTAATTATAGATAATCCTTCATTTAAAGCGAGTGAATAATATATTAAATCATTATAATCTTTCATCAGATTGCTGTTTTTAGATAAAGATGTTAATATTTTTTTATCAGCATTTATAACTTCTACATGAGGTAAAATATCATCATTTACAGCGTTCAAGCAATCTTCGTATACTTCTCTGAAACCCACGCTCTCTTGATAATCATGTTTAAATCCATAGTAAGATGAACTAAGTTCATTTAATTCCATATAAGTCTTGTAGTTCTCCCTACAGATAACGTTAACAAATTCAGAGATAGTCAATGGAGTTACAAACAATCTCAAATTTTTGTCTATAGCTTCTTCCCAAAAAGTATCATATGGATTTGTTTCACCTTTAAATAAACTTGGATAAATAAGTATTTTTAATAAAATATTTGTATCTATCAAAAATTTTTCTTTTTGGTTAAATGATTCAACACCGCCCAAATCAATCTTATTCGCCATCTAAGACCTCTTCAATATTTTTTCTCGCAACTTCTCTTTTTTCTTTACTATTGCTTAGAACTCGAATAATTTTTTTCATATGTTCGTCACTTACACTGTCTCTTCTTATCTTGACCATCTTGGTAAGTTCATCTGGGCTTTCTAAATCATATAACTGGCCTATAGCAATGTTTAAAAAGGCAGTGGTTAAAGACTTAACACCAGTGAAATCTAATACACTGATTTCTCTATTTTTAATATTAGTCTTTAATACCTTAAAGACTAATTCCGCTTTAACAGATGTAACCGCTGTTTCACTATGAATTATTTCCTTTACTAAAACGTTTAACATTTTTTCTCCTTAAATAAATAAATCAAAAAAGTCATCTTCTTTAATTAATTTACTACCTTTTTCAATTATATCACTTTCATTCGAAGTTTTCAGGCATTCATCCAAGAAAAGTGTAATCACAACTAGAGTCCCTGGAATATCAAACGGGAAAGGTTTAAAGGTTTCAACACCAGTTTTTGAAATTTTATAATATCCCTGATTAGCAACAACCAATACCCTTCCTTTATTACTTAACTTATCTTTAATTTCAAATAATCCGAGTCCTCCATCAAATTTTTCCTTTGTTGTGGTTCCCTCTTCGAAAGCCCATTTAAATGCTTCCCTATCTTCTTTGATTTTTATCTTACTTTTTATATTTTCAAGTAGTCCAATCCCAATATCTGAAATTGCAAAAGAGACCATACCATTTTTAGTACCAAAAGGTTTCCGAGGGTAATGCTGTCCACACATATATAAGTAACTAGATTTAGAATGATCAATTACATTGTGGATAATTTCCCACAAATTTTCATATATTTCATTCAAAAATTCAGGGCTCGTTTTTTGGCTTATTGAACTAAAAAGTTCTTCATAAATATATTTATCTATTTTACCTTCGTTATTAACATTAGATTTAAAAAATCTAATAGTAGTATTATAAGTATCTTCTATTCTATTTTGAATTCCAAAGTGTGTAAGAAAACCATTTTTTAATAAAAGTTCCTTTGTTTTTACAGACATATTATTAAGATTAGCATACACCTTAACTCCGTTTCGAACAACATGATCGAAAATCATTGCTAGAAAGGTTGTCATTTCAGCATCTATCCACCTAGTATTTTCAAAGTTAAAGATGATTTTATCACCGTTTTCTAACTTATTATCAATATTTGAAAGTTCTTGAAATAGTTTTAGTATATTAACGTAATCACCATCTAACCTTTCAGGAATATAAATCTCATACCTTGACAAATTCTTCACCCCATTTCTTTAAGAATAACTAATAAATATAATTATAACAAAAAACACCCGCCGAAGCGGGGTTAATCTATTTAATAACGTTTTTATCACTCTTCTCCGTACTTCACATTTCTTGTATACCATTGTTTTAAATAATATTGGTAATCCTCATATGCATTGTCTGATACCCCATATTCGCGACGGATATGTTCGCCAGTTCTAGAATCGTCATATTCTACTACATAGTTACCTGCTTGCCAAGTATTGCTATTAAGGGTCATTTGATGTCCTCCTTCAATATCTAAATTTTAATAGATTATAAAATATATGTCAATATAAAAAGCCCTGACCGAAGTCAGGGTTAACTTATTTTCTACTATTCAATTCATATAAGATAATCAGACCGACAACTATAATCAGCCAAATCCACCAGTAGTCTAAAAATAGTTTCATGTCAGGCAATTCAATGACTCTTTGAAAAAATTCTACCATAGTCTATCCTTATAGTTTATTCGCATTTAATCGCCGTTGCAATTCTCTAACAGAATCAGAAACTGGACTGATTGTTCCATCTTGTGTTGTTCCAAGATGTTTTTGTAATGATTTAATCGTAGCTTGGCCAAATAGTCCGTCTTGTCCTATGCCTAAGAATTTTTGCAATGCTTTAACCACATTTGAGCCTGTCAGTGATGAATCAAACTGTGCCGCATAAATATTTTGATTAAAGGTTTGCTTGTACTGGTGGCTAATAACTCCGTCTTTACCAGCAGTGTCGAAGTATTCTTGCAATCTTTTAGCAGTTGCACTTCCAAATTGTCCATCAACGTTTAATGTAACCATTTGAGGTTTGTTGTCAGTATTTCCTGAACCTGAACCAACGATTCGATAAAAGTGATGTGGCAAGCGGGTACTCATATATGCATCATTCGTATCAACCGCAATTCCATTGTGAGTGTAGGAACAGTGAATGAATGAGCCGTTACTTAGGAAAATACCCGTGTGTCCATCAGAACCAGCCGAACCTCCTGGAGTGCCTGAGATGAAGATATCGCCACGTTGCGCTTCTCCTCGACTAATTTCTTTCAATTTTGTTCCTGACATTCCAAATAAAGTTTCAGTATTTCCCATTGAACCTGCTGACAGAAATCCGCCAGCAATCATTGCAAAGAAAACTGATGAGCTACAATCATAACTGTTTGGGCCCATTCGTGAAGTCATTGAGTAAGTAACTTTGCCTTTTCGATCTTGCATCCAAGCAATCATATTTTCAATACTTGACATTATTCGCCTCCTTCTGTGAATTCATGGTCCATATCTTTATGGATGTCAGGTTGGACTTCTACATTAGTTTTAACCAAACTTGCAGTATCATCGCCAATAGTTAGACTTCCAATTGAAGTTAAAATTGAAATTAATGTTGCAAACCCTGCGATACTTAGGGCTTGAATCCAGTCAACACCAATTAGGCCAGTAGCCCCAGCACCCAAAGCACCAATCATTGCTTGGGCGAATGTTTTAATCGCACGTTCTGCCATATCTTTAAAAAATGTTTTCATGTTCTTTCTCCTTAAAATTTAATTCTAGTTAGCATGTATCCAATAACAGTTACGGCAAGAGTAAGCATAAAGCCCCAAGCCCACTTATTATTGGCTTCCATTTTTTCTATAAGTTTTGCATTTGCTTGGGCTATTAAAAGCGCTCGTTCTGCTTTATCTCTAACTGTTTCATAGTTATCCAACTTTGTCTCAATTCGAGCTAATCGTTCGAGCACTTCTCGCCATGCTTGCTCCTCCATAACTCCTACTTTCTATTTTGTTGCGTAAACCGTGACAATAACTTTACGGCTTGCACCTTGACTTTTTTCCCCAGACACTATTCGGAAAGAAGTGTTGGTATCAGGAGCGCACCACATTAAACTACTAGTATTTGCCATTGAAGAAGTAAATGATTGTTCAATATATCCACTTGGTATTGCCGTGTGTGTTATTGGTGAACTTATAAACAATGAATTCCAAGCGTATGCGACTGCCTCGCTTACAGACATAACAGTTGTTAATCTGTATTCGTTATCAAATAGTCTTTCAACCGTCCAAACTCCATCTTTTGTATTTGGGTATATTTTCGTTCCTTGGACTGTCAGTGTATTTGAATCCAATGTTCCAATGCTGACTTTTCCAGAGTCATCTGCCATCACAGCCTTTGATAACTTTGTATCTATTTCCTGTTTTGAGTAAGCCCCGACTTGGCTTGCGGTTACTGCATGGGGGTTAGATTTATTATTGACGTGAGAATCTATTGCTTGTTTCTGTGCTGCTAATTTTTGATCCGATTCGTCTTTTGAATATGCTCCAACTTGGCTTGCTGTCACAGAATGAGGATTAGCTTTATTGTTGATATGAGAATCAAAATCAGTCTTTGCCGCTTGTTTAACATTATCAACTTTATCAAGGCCAACTTGTGCTGCAGTAACCTTATGTGGGTTAGAGTTATTACTTGTATGTGAGTCAAACTCTACTTTCGAAGCTTGTTTCACATTAATGACCTTATCCAGTCCAATTTGAACAGCTGTTACTTTGTGAGGATTATTTGTATTCGCAAGATGTGAAGTAAGGTTATTATCGTTGTCGCCAATACCAGATTCCATATGGTTCATACGATTGTCAGTAACAACCGCACCATTTTTGATATTCTCTTCTTCAGTTTTTAGCTCATCATACTTATTCCAAGTTTGCTTTTCATAACTCATTATTTGCCAACCTCCTTAGAATTTTCTTGCTCATAAGTTTCAACTAATACTGATAATTTAGCATTATCAAACTCTAGTTGAGTAATCTTAGATAGTAGTTTGTTAATCAATTTTTCTGCATCAATTTCTTTATTCATGCTTCCTCCTCTTTAAAGTTTTGTTCTTCAATTTCTTTTATTTCTTCAAACTTCATATCAGTCAAAGTCAAGCGGTCATTTTCATAACCTCTCCTTTTACCCTTAATTTCCCATGTAAAAGGAAGATTAGGGACAGATGATTGCACTGTGAAACTTGTTTTATCTCTGGATGTAATATAAACAAAACCTTCACTATAGCTTTGTAAAAATACTTGATATTCGAAATCTGTATTAATAACGTCAGAAAAATGTTCTTCAATAGGAACAATAACTGTGCAATCTTCACCTGTTTCTGCTGTTCCGATATCGCCTAGATATGACTCAGCCGTTTCATAGGCTGGAGTTAATCTAAGCCCATCTCTTGTGACGTGAGCAGCATTTTTAGAACCAATTACACTTAGACTACCGTTAACACTAAGATTTCCACCAATATTAGTGAATTGGCTAATTTTAACATTACTTAAAATGTTCAAAGCACTTGCTACAGCAGTTATTGCTCCATTGTTATCTCCTGATAGGTAAGTTGCATTACTTCCTATTTTAAAGCCAGTCACTCCCACTCTCAAATTAGGACGATTGTCACCACTAGATTGATATTCAAAGTTTGTTGGAGTATATGAAAGCGAATTATTATCCCCTGTTATTTGGAAACGATCTAAATCTGCAGAACATGACATCGTATTCCCTACGGCTGAAAAATGCAAGAAATCTTTATCCGTTTTCTGACTATAAATGGATAAAGAGCCAGAATCAGAAACATCAAGTCGAACATTCCCTTCTTGCAAATTAATTAACGTGGTATAAAATTTAAAAATTTCTTTGCCATCGCTATTTCTTATCCAAGTAATTGCTCCATTATCCTGAAGCATAGAAAAATCATCTCCCGCAGAAGTGATTTTAGAACCCTTGATTTTTACCCCTTCTATATCAACAGCGGTCAAAGTTCCTGTCGATATATTTGAAGCATTTAAATTAATGATGTTAATTAACGAAGCGTTAATTGTTCCAGCATTTAGTTTTGAAGCGCTCAAATTTCCAATCATTGCATCTTGAATGATGGCATCATCTATTCGAGTTTGATTAGTTAACCAAATTTTTGCACCCGTAATTTTTAACCACTCTTTACCATCCGTTTCTTGTGATAAATTGATTGTTTTGACAATTTCATCAGAAGGAACAGAATTGTCGATTTTTTCTTGAATTTCATCAGATAATCTTGTAGAGGTAGTCATTACCCAATCGTAAGTTCCATCCGCAAGTTTCGTATAAATCCATATTTCATCATCCGGGCCATTCTTTTTGAACCAAATATCCCCTTCTTTGGGATAAGGAGGTTCCTCTGTTCCGTCATAGACTGAATTTTTACCCGCTGCATCAACACGAGAATTAATCTCTTTAATAATTTGATTAAGCGGTGGAGAATAAGCTGAGACTGTTTGAGCTGAAGAGTTAGTATTAGCTGAACTCGTTGCTGTCAGCCCTCCTTTAAAAGTTAGAGTGTAACTCAAATTAGGAGTTTTAAATGGTGTGCCATCTCTATCAGTGAGTGTTAACCAATCGCCAGTTTCTAGTGCTGGATTCCCCCTCCAATTTAAAGTAAAAGGATAAAAATTGATATTTTTTACTTTCTGATAAATATCATCAAGTAAACTTTGAGTCATTACTTTATTTTCTAAAACAATTTGTGGACCAGTATTACTACCCGCTAAATATGTAGCTTGTTCATTTCCACTTTCGCCTTGAACAGGTACTGTACAAGAAATACCTCCAATTTTGTACATTAATTCATTTTTTGTTAGCCCCTTTTGAAAATATTCTGCTGGTGAAACTGCAAACTTAGGGTCAATTAATTGCATGATTTCCAATTGATTTGTCCGACTAAATCTTGCATAACCTGCTTCAAACTGAGCGATTAAACCTATTGCTTGTCTGAATGTATAGCCCTCAGGTTTTCTTATTTTTTGGGTGCTAATCATTGAAAAGTTGGTTTCATTAATGACGGAACCGCTTTTATTAGCAATCTCTAAAGCTATATCTCGAATAGAAGCAGGATAGGTTAGTTCAGAAACATACTCATTTTCTAAAAAAACAAAACGATCACTTGCTTCAAGTGTCGTTTTATTTTCGTTTCTATCTGGGTCACACTTAGTGACATAAAAAGTTCCAATGGAGACATATTCATAAACTGTTGGTTTATAATGAATCAATTTAGCATAGCCCACTCTTGCACTTCCCACTTTTTCAGGGGAAATATTATCATAATGATAATCTGCATCATAAGTTGCTATTCCAACTTCCACAGTGACTTCTGTTAACTCTTTAATATTTTCAAGTATTGAACAAAATTCTATTTTTATAGAATTTGAAAATGTTGAGCCTATTTGAAATGTTTCACCAGATATAGAACCACCACTATATACCCAACTATTAATATCATTTTTAGTAAAAACTCTATCCCCAACTTTTATTCGAGTCTCAAACCTTCGCTTCTCCGCTTTCATAGCATTATTGAAATCATCTGAGACAGTAAGCATTTCTTATCCTCCTATTTTTCTATCAGGTTTACAGATAAGTTTTCCCACTTCATTGCTTTAAACTTATCATTCCATGAGTAAGAAGGCATTGTAGAATCTCCAGCATAAAAAGTTTTACTTCTTTGTCTTCCGATTTGTGGGTCTGGATAGATTACTACGAAGAATGGTTGATTAATTCTTTGCAAAATATCAGATACTTCGGAGTCACTTAACGGGCCCCACTTGATGTTTAATTTAGTTTTTTGAGCAATGACATCTCTTACCATTTCTCCATTTGCGTTTCTCCCTGAGGAGTCAGCGTCGATTGTTGAAATACTGACGCTGAATTCTTTAGGAGTTTTAACCGTTACTCCATTAAATTGTAATTCGGCAGACATAATCCCTCCTTCTAAATGTTAAGCTCAGTGTACCCGAGCTGTTGATGGTATTTATTGATTTCTGAAACTGCAATTCGTCCAAACTCTCTACCGCCGATATTTATCACAATATCTCCATTTGAAGTTTGGCTCGCTTGTGCGCCTAAAGATTGAACAAGCAACATGATGGCATTTGTTAATGAACCATTCATATTTGCCAAACCATAGCTTGAAACATCTTGACCCCCACCAAAGTTTCCAGAATTACTGTAATCAGTCGGTTTGTCTGTGAACATTTCAGGCAACTGCAAAGTTTCAAATGATTTGAAATCACTGATAGAATTATATGGATTATATTTAGCAGGAACAACCATTTCTCCTTCATGAATCATTGCTAACTGATCTTCAGGAACATATGGCGTACCTTTTGCATAACCGTGTCCATGCCCAATCACTTGGAGCATACCAGGGCCACCATAGCGGCCCAATGCATAATGAATTGCAGCGAGTGCATTATCATATCCGTTAAAGATATTTCCGTGACCTGGGAATTTATTTGCATTGAACGTGGCCGAGATGGTTTGTAACAATCCTTTGGCTAAGTCGCCACTCAAAGTATTCACATCTGTATATCCACCTTGGACAGCTTTCTCATTACCTCCTGATTCGCTTTGTACTTGTCTTAGCCAAGCATTGACATAGTTCTCAGAAGTTGATACACCGTTCATTGACAAAGCTTTTTTAATAACTGGTCGCCAACGTTCGACACCAGTACCTGATGGGCTTTCTGAGCCTTCTGAGAATGCCTTTTTAATCATTCCCATCGCTCCATTAGCCATAGTAGATATCCCACCAGTCGCAATAGATAACGCAGGTTCAACTGCTTGAGAAAGATTAGTAAACTTGCTTATTGCAATGTTTAAAATCTTTTCTGGATGAGTGGCATAGTCCCAAATATCGCCAACCATTTCTTTGGCTTGATTCCATTTCTCACCCATCCAATTACCGATACCATTTGCATAAGCAGGCATTCCTGACATTGCTTTTGCAGTTTTAGCACCACTCAAAACTTGGGTTCCTTTTGGCAAATCAACCATGAGGTTTCTCACTTTAGGGAATAGCCCAGTTTTACCATCGGGTGTTCGATACATTTCTTGCCATTGACTACCTGAACCATCATTTACTAATGCTGGTCCTCCTGGGTGACCTTCAGTACCGTTAGCATATCTTGGTACACTCCAGTGGCCTAATCTATTACCAGAACCAACTTTACCAAGTACCCAGTTAATACCGTCAATCACTCCATTAACTGCACTACCAATTACCCCAGCAATACCATTACCAATTGCCGCTGCACCTCTTTTGACTGCATTTACTCCATTTTCAAGACCCGAACCAATCTTTTTGCCCATATCAGAAGCCCACGAAGCAACATTGTCAAACGCACTTTTGGCAGTAGATTTAATAGAATTTGCATAACCTCCCATTCTATCTTTCATGTTCGACCATGCATTTGAAGCATTATCTCTTGCATTGTTGGCAGCATTTGAAACTGATGTTTTCACATTATCCCATGCATTACCAGTACCGCTTTTTATCTCGTTCCATTTTGTAGAAACTTTTGAACCAATAGAATCAGCAGTATCGCTTACTGATTTTTTGGCTTCATTCCATTTATCAGAAGTTGCCTTCTTTACATTGTCCCAAGCGTCGCCAGTTGCCTTCTTGATATCGTCCCACTTTTCTCCTATCCATTTTCCAAGGTTTGCGGCTGCTTCCTTAATTTCATCCCAGTTTTTATACAACAAAACACCAACCGCAATTGCGGCTGCAATAGCTATTGTTATTGGACCGCCAAGAATTGCTACAAGAGAACCAATAGCTCCTGTTACGCCACCTGCTCCTGTAATAATCGCAGCAAGTCCTCCAAGGAAGCCTACGAATGTTTCGATTGCAGTACCGACTGCGATGATTCCGCCAACTACCCCAGCAAAAGTTCCTAGAGTGATTACAAAATCAGAAAAACCTTTTCCGTGCTCAGATAGCCAATCCCCAATAGTTGAAAGGACATCGCCGAGACCTTTTAAGACGTCAACAATTACTCCGCCAGTCCATTCAGCGACCGGTTTCAAAAAGTTATCCCAGAAAAATTTGAAAGCTGGTTTAAGTGCCTCTATCACTCCGTTTACAAAATCTATTGCCCCACCTAAAGCTTGTAAGAAAGCGGGGATTAAGTCTTGAATAGTAAATCCAGCCAATGGTAAAAGTACATTTTTATAAAACCATTCTAGCCCAGCTCCAATATTATCCGAGAGAGGTTGAATACTTTCAAGCAACTTTTTAATTCCATTAAGCAATGCTGTAAAGTCTAATGTTTTAGCCCAGTCAGCTGTAGCTTTTGCCATATTATTAATATGTGTAAGCAAATCATTAATAATCCCTAAAATAATAGAGAAAATTTCTTTACCAGTTCCGCCTTGGTCCCATGCGTTTTTAAGTTGGTCAGCAATGTTACCTACCGCTCTAAAAATATTTGTAAATATTTCTAAAAGATTTGCAGCAATAGCTTCTCCTGTTCTATCATTCCAAGCATCACGAAAAGTACCTGCTATAGAATGTAATAGCTCAAGAATGCTATTAAACATATTAAAAATAGTTTGGATTAAGGCAGTTCCTCTACCATCTTCATTCCAGGCATCTTTAAATGCTTTGGCTATATCACCAATGATGTTAAGCACATCCGCAAGTAAAATTAATAGGTTTTCAATGAATTTTTGACCAGTACCATTTGTCCAGACCTCCATAAAGGATTTTCCGATAGCACTTGCTAAACCAATAACTTCTCCTAGTGCATATTTCCATGCATCAATAACCTTTTGTCCTTGGTTCTTCCATGCATCTTGGAAAGGTTTGAAGAAGTCTTTAAGTAAGGCTTGCATATCCTTCATCCATTTAGGAGTTGAATAATTACCAGTTGCAGCCCCGAAACCAATACCTGGAGCTTTTGTATCTTGGCCTTTGTCAGTATCATCATCAGTTTTGTCTTGCAAACCAATACGATTAATCTCATCAAAGCCCATAAGTGAACGTTGAAGTTTATCGACCTTGTCTTTCGCTTTAGTCGCTGATGAACCTGTATCATTCATTGCTTGGACGTTGTCATATAAACCACTCGCGCCTTGTTTGGCAGCTTGATAAGTAGTCCCAAATAATCCAGCAATAAACGAAGCTAATTGTCCAGTTAATGTGGCAATTGCGCTCATCATCGCATTAATGGCAGGAAGAATTGCATTATAAATCGGATAGAATGCAGTCATCAAGTTGACTTTAATCTGATTAAGTGAGTTAGAAAACTGATCGTTTGTCTTCAATGCACTCATCATTCCGCCGGCTAACTTACTTATTGCTCCACCAATTAATTGATAAACAATTAATGAAGGCAACAAATACTTCATAGATTGAAGAAAAGCATTATTACCCATAGACATGCTACGAGTACCTTGTGTGACTTTATTTGAATTTCTCGAAAAGAGATTTCCAAATTTATCCAATATCCCAAATGAATTTTTCAATCCATTTCCAATTCCTCCAGCACCGTGAGAAATGGAGTTTGACATGCGGTTGAACACTCCGCCATATTTAGAAACAGCACGTTCAGATTGTTTCAAACCTGAACCTGTCATACTAGCTCCAGCTGCTGCTGTTCCAGTTGCCATCGACGATTGGCTAAGAACTGAATTAATTCGTCCTATCGCCTTTCTTAATGATTCTGCACGCTCTTCTGTTCTTTGATATTCCTTTTGAAGAACATCGTTACTACTTGCTAACTTTTGCATTTTGTCAGACTGTGCTTGCATTTTTTGAGCAGTTTTCAATGAATCAGGAGTATCAACATTTTTAAAGCCTTTGTCAAAACTTCCGACTGGTTTTAGTTGATATTGATATTCCTTTTGTAAAGCTCGAACACTTTCACGCATTGTATAATACTTAGCTTCATTGGCATCCATTACTTTTGCAATTCGCTCTAAAGATGAAGGCACTGCATCAAACTCAGTCTTCATTGATCTAGCAAGACTTTTTGCTTGGTCTTGGTATTTAACCATTGATGCCTGAGCCCGTGCAATCTGGTCATCATATTTGACCGTTTGACCGCCATCTCCTTTTGCTGAAGAACTTTGACGCTGTGATTTAAGATAAGCCACTTTTTCTTGAGCGGCTTTAGCTTGACCCATTTTTGCATTAATTTCATTTAGCATGGCATCAATTTCTTTTGATACTTTAGGTCGTGCTTTCTTAAACCCAGTAGATAAATTATCTCCAATACTTTCTGATGATTTTTTAGAAGAACTTTCAAGATGGCCCATCATCTTTTCAAAAGTCTGATTCATTTTTTCCAACTGTTTGCCAAATTGCGTTGCACCTTTATCAATATTCATGTTATCTTCGGTCTTTTTCATAGACTTCCCAGTGATATTTTGAATTTTTGACATAGCAGATTCAATATTTGGCATTATTTTATCCAAAGACGCCTGAACTCTGGCTGTATTGACGTCTAATAAAACTTCCAAGGTTTCTAATTCCATATTTCTCACCTCCTTTTCTATTCAATATTTTTTAATTTGTCTTTTGACTTTTTCTTTTACGAGTTTCCTGAATTAACATTGCATTTTGTCGCATAATTTCTTGGTCAGTAAGCATCGCTTGTTTCTTTTCCTCTTCCTCAGATACGGCTTGCACTACTTCTTCCTTGAGTTGATTCAAGAAAGGGTAGACATCTTCATATTTAGGAAAATTCTTTGGATCATTAAAAGCATAGATAGCAAGCCTTTGTTGAGAATAGTCAAACATCGCTTTCTCTTTTAACTCGTTTTCATGCCTTTTTTTATTTGCTTCTACTTGGACCATGATTTCATCAAAAGTCATCGCCCAAAAATCTGTAGAAGAAATACCAGCTTCAACTGCCTGAGGGTATAAATCCTCAAGCATGCTGGATAAATTATTGTAAGTTTTTACAGAATGCTGTCTTCCTCTACTGGTTCGCTGTCCAGAGATACCCCATTTGTCGCCTCTTTCTCCGTTTTCTTGTTTCCGAAAAAACCTGATTCTTCAAGCAATTCATTAATTGTGGCAAATAAATCTAATGTTGAATGTCCTTCATCAACATAGCGTCCAAAAGCAGCAACTATATCACTTTCAGATACATTGCTTGTTTGATTAGCACCTTGTAATACAATTAGCAATTTGTTTGTGGCTGGGATTTTCGCTTCTCCTTGACCTTTCAAGAACAGACCAACAATTGATTCATCCAAGCGTTTTTCAATTGAAAGAATTGAGTTTCCGTCCAAGCGCAATTGAAGATTCAATCCACCAAATTCAAATTGTTTTGTGTTAGGCATTTTTACGATAGTTGCTTTTGTCATTTTTGTTTCTCCGATTTCTATGTTTATAAAAAATAAAAAGGCTAGCCACTCTGACTAACCTTTAATTGCTAAATTATTGACCACTGCCAGCTGGTGCTGGTGTAAAGTCAGGGCCTGCTGATACAACCACTACTAAGTTAAATCCAAGTGCTTGGTTGACTTCGACACCGTCAAATTTATAAGATGGTTGACCTGTAAAGTCGACTTTCATACCATCAGGATAAGTCACTGTCCAATCTACTGACTTACCAGATTTTACCAATGTATCAACATCTTTGAAGTTGTCTCCTTGATAAATGATTGCGAATTCCAAATTATCTGAATCCTGAATCCCGGCAATATATGCTTTCTTAGCTGAACCTAAGTGAGTAACATCTACTTTTTCAGGGTCAGCTCCCATTGCTGGGATAGATTTTACTGCTGCGACAGGTTTTGAAGTTGCGCCATCTTTATAAGAAAGGACTGTATCTTTTGAAAGTAATCCTGCTACTGTTGCCATGTTTATTTCCTCCTATTTCGAATAAACGTATTTTGTTTTATTATCCACGATTGCGGATAGTTCAATAATGACACGCTTTAAATCTGCTGTATTAGAATCTCTTTGCGTGCCTGTAAAACCAATATCACCAAATTGTTCGATGACATTATTAACGATAGTGGTCAAACTACTTTTAGAATATAATTCAATTGTGATTGACCATTTTGTTTGAAGTTCCTCTCCGCTTCCATCTACAAAATGTGGGTTGTTAACCGTTCTATAAATAGCTGTAGGAAAATCATTCCAAGTTGACGGATAATCAGTCGCTACTTTTTTTATCTCTGATATCCCACTTAAAACGGAAACAGTAGCAACTTTAATATTTACTCTTTCCATTATTTAATCTCTCTCAATTTCTTTTGGACATGCTCTTTGTATATCTCAGGCATTTGCGGAAGTATTTCTTTCAATGATGGATATAAGAAAGGTCTTGCTGGTTGACCGCTTGTGATGTAGAATTCTTTGCCTTGGATGGTAATCTTAGGCATGCCATAGATTTCATTCAAATCAATACCAACTTCCTCAGCTGGGATGAACCAACGAGTTTGAGTATAAACTGGGTTAACACCTTCTGGTAAATCTTTAGAACTTGCTTGCCCATTTGGACCAGTACCAAACTCACGATAAATGGCTTGAGCTTTATCCGACCAAACACGCCCAACTATTTTACCTTCCGCATTTTCTACAACCTCAGTCTTTAAACTTCCAATCAATTCTCCAGAACTGAATTTCATACTAGAAGCCAGTCTTAATTCTGCTGCAGAACGAACCAACTCTGTGATTTCGTAAGTCGCATCATTCACGGCGTCATTTATGATTTTAGGCATGGCATTAATTTTTCGTTTAAGCCTGTCCAAACCTTTTATTTCAACTCCCAATGTCATCGTTCCTTTCTAACATCACATTGATGTGTGTAGAATAAGGTTGAATCGACTTGATTTTATAATCAGGGTCGCTGTCCTTATCAACATACACGCAAACACCGCTGTTTTCATCTCTACCTTCTTTTAGTTCATCACCTTGATATTTACATGATTTCATGCTTGAAAGCTTTGAACCATAAATTGTGGCATTGACAGCACCACTTGCGGACTGAACATTCATTTCAAGAGCAACGGGAACAAGATAATTAACTTGATCGTTTCCCTCTTCATCTTGCGTGTTATTTGGGTTTATCCTTTTCAAATAAACCGTTCTTAAGTCACGTTTCATCAGGCGCATAAAAACTTACCACCTTTCCGAGTCGGTAACGATTCAAGCCACGCTGGATATTTAAGGGAATATCTTCAACAAAGGATTGAGAAATGCCGCCTTCTGAACGACTAGATTCTCCCTCTGTACTCTCACGATTAAAAGCAACTGTAGCCAGTTGACGAGCATACAGCCACATTGAATCTAACATCTTATCCTGTTTCGTATAATCAAGGATGAGAATAACCGCATCCTCAATTAAACCAGTAGCCTTATTGTCGTCAACGCCCAAATCAGTTTTCAAACGCTCAATTGCTTTAGTTTTTGGCTCATTCTCATCCATAGATTGTTACTCCTTATTCTCCGCCAGTTCCACCTTGAACAACTGTTTGAGGTGTCCAAAGTTTATGTTTAAATTGAACGATACGAACATTTTTATTTTCATAAACACGTTCCCAGTTTGCCCCTGTTGATAATTCAGCATTAGTTGGAGAATCCCCAGCAACCGATTTGTCAGTGAATTTAACTCCACGAGGGTGCAACAAGAAGTGTTGACGGTTGATGAGAATATCATCTCCTGCCAATGAGTCACGGTCAGTTTCTGTTGGTACAGGAGCAGCTCCGTTACCAAGCCCAATTGCACCAGCCCCAAAGATGTAAGAAGTAAAAACATCTCCATCTACTGGCATACCGTCATCAACAATGACACGTTTACCCATGTATGTAGGAATTGGTTTATTCTCTGAATCCAAAGAAAATTCAATCAAGTTTTGTTTACGCAAGTTGGCATAGACTTGAGAATGTACCCCGATTGCAGTAAGTTTTTCTTCTGCATCACCCAATTTGTATGAAGCATCAAGGAAGGTTTCCCCAGTAAATGCTGCTGCATTACCAGTTAATGTTGAGATATCAAGAGCATTGCCTGACATTTTAGTTCCTGCGGCTGCATAGATACCTTTAAGAATTGAAAGCAAAGTAACTTGTTGACGACGAGCCCAGTAAGCAGCTACCAAATCACCAATAGCACGCATTGGGTCATCACCAGACAATGCTTTAGCTAAGTCATTTGATTTCCATGCTTTCCCACGCATCAAGAGAGCAGCAACGTCTTTGCTGGCTGTGATTTTATCAGTTGAAAGTGAGTCAGTATCAGAAAGTACTTCATCATCACCAGACAAGTCTTGCCAAAATGGCATATTAATTAATCGACCACCAGCGGTTGCAAGTGCATCGAGTTCAGGATCTTTTACTACAATCCCTGATTGATATAAAGCAGAAAGTTCAGCAGTACGTTCAATAACATATTTGTTAAATACTTCAGGTACGATAACATCTGCAATTTTTGTTTTATCTGCAAATTTTTGCAAATCAAATTTAATGAGTTTGTGTTCCATTTTTATTCCTCTATTTCTATTTTTTGTTTGCTAAAGCTTGTAAAGTCTTAGCTTTTTCTGGTTCTTCTAGGAAAAGTCGACCTTGCTCGGTTAAGTTGAAGGTCTCTTTTGCAAAAGGATTGTTCGAAATGCCTTTTCCGTCACTTCCAAGCGGAGTATCAACAGAAGCTTTGAGTTTTTCATTAACTGCTGCTTCTAAGGCTTTATCCCATTCAGCTTTGAAAGATTTGACATCTTTGATAGCTTCTTCAGCAGTATTTCCTTGAATACGAGCAGCAAAAGCGCTTGGAATACCGATTTCTTGAAGTTGTTTGCCTTTTTCTACAAGCAACTGTTCTTGACGAAAGGCGGCTTTTTCCTTTTCAAAGTCATCTTTTTCTTTTTGAATCAGCGCTTGTTGGCGTTCTTCTTCCGAAAGCTTGGCAAGTCGAGCAGCTTCATTTTTTTCTTCTTCAAGTTTTTCTTGCCAACGAGAATGACGAGCGTTAACAATAGAGTCAACCTCAGTATTATCTTTAAGACCAAACTTTTCTTTGATTGCTGCAACTTGTTCATCAGTCAAACTGTCAGCGTTGAATTCAGGAGTTTTAGGGTCTGCAGGGTCCTGTGGGTCTCCATCTTCTGCAAAGCGTTGTAAGTTGAACTTAAGTAATTTTTCAATCATGTTATTAATCCTTTCCAATTGCTTTTAAAGTGGTTCAATGCTTGCACTTCCGAAGCTTTTAATGTCTTCACGCTTGGACATAATAAAAACCCGTGAAATTCGACGGGTTATTTTGATATTTATTTAAAAAGTTAAATATTGTTGTATAATAATTTATATTGGTAAGCTATTTATCAAAATAAAAAAGAGGTACAAAAAATGATACATACTATACAACAAATGTTTGACGAAATATCAGCTTTTCCATCTGGGACAAAGTTTGAAGTGAATAAATTGAAATCTTTTAACAACTCCACTGAAGATCCTAGAATGATTGGGATAGAGTTTAAAAAAGCGGTTAAGTCAAACAGTACATCTCATGTCAGACATATAGGGTTTACACCTGATAGACATGACCATTATGAAAAAATATGATCAGTAAATAAAAAATATAATGATTATTGCTTTTCCAAAACACTGCCCTCAATACTATTTATTAAGGGTTTTTTAGTTTAATTTTTAAATTCAACATCTGGATGCATTGGTTTCAATTTATCCATCCATTCGTTGTAAGTTGTACTTCCTTTAATATCAAATGTTTTACCAGTGATAGGGTCAAGCGCCTTACGAGGTATGTTATTTAGTCGCTCTGAATACATTGAAGCAACCGAACGACACCACGGATGAAAAGGCGGATATGTACCTTCTGCACCATTTACAACTGCTTCAGATACTAGAAAAACTTTATGGTCTTTATGACGACAAATTTGTGATGTTCTAAAATCCAAGATAGCAATGATTTGATACTTCTCAACGCCATTGTTTTGCCACGATTTGAGCTTTGCTTGGTTCGCCATGTAATTCGCTTCAGTACGAATCAAACGCCTAGCAACGTTGATTGAACGGTCAAATTCACTAGCAATTGCCTTTGACATCTGAAATTCACTCATTCCAGTTAAAGCTTCAACCGTGAAGAGCTGTTCTAATCTTTTGGCTAAGACTTCAGTATCTCCCCATAATCTTTTAGAGTAGTTACTTCCTAGCCAGTGACTATCAAGTATGTTTTCTACTGATTTTGTAGATAGCTCTTTAAACTTATAGTCTTTTTTATTCCAGACTTCTTTAACAATGCCATTCTTTGCATTTGCTTGAGCTTCATGAATAATCGTTTCAGCAGCAGTTTCTTTGTAAGATTCATCTATCGTATCAATATAAAAAGATGTCTGCTTATCAAGCTGAACATCTGCAATTTGTTTTGTTACTAGATAAGACTTTGCTTTTAAATCTTCTGCACGAGTAATTCTTGATTTAAGTGCTAGTCCTGTGAGCCGCTTTTTAGCTTCCCTTTGCAAATCAGGATTGCTGATATCTTTAGCCAATCTTCTAAGCTCAACTAATTCAGAAACAGGAACAGTTTCATTAAGCATTCTTTTGGCTTCATCATCTGTCAGTTCCGCTTGTTGCTTAGTTCGACTAAATAATTTAGCAATCTGTTTTGTTAAATATGATTGAGCTTGTTTGTATGCCTGTGCTACGACTTCCTCAAGCTGTTTAGCACCGTCATTTACTTTCTTTTCGGCTTTAATCGCTCTTTTTTGCCAGTAGTCAGACATTCTTTTTACTCCTCTACTATTACATGTTCAGGGTATTGTTCAGCAATTGACTTAATTCCATCATAAAGTATCTTAAGACTTGCCAGTTCTTTATCTGTTGGATCAAGTATAAAATATCCTTCATCACGCTCAAAAGTCTTACCAAAAGCTAACAAAGCATTGGTAACTGATATATATAAGGCAGAAACCCCAGCACATACAATATCATTACCGATATTTGCAAATCCTGCATGGCCTGTCACTTGATACCAATAAATTTGGTTGTTTTTCTTTTTGAATTTGGCAGTAATCATTTCGAAAGACCAACAAGAAATCCAACTGAAAATTTAATAGCTTCATCTTTATCGAATCCTTGTTTTAAGCATTCATCATAAAGAGATTTTCCATTTATAGCAGTGGCTTTAAAAGCTTCTGTCAATTCGTTTTGCTCTTTAGCTGCTCGTTCGGTTAGGAGTTTAGCGAAATCTTCGCCGATTATGTTAAGTTTTATCATAGTTTTATCACTAAGTTCAAATCCCATTTTATTTACCTTGTCTTTCTATATTTTATTGAAAGTTGTATTTATTTAGCTTTTTTTATTTTTGCTACTGGTTTTTTTACTACTTTCTTTTTTTGTAGTAGCTGTTTTAGAAGCAGTTTTAGCTTTTCCTTTAGATTTAGTTAATTTAGGAGTTTTTGCTACTTTAGCATTAGTTTTTTGAGTTTTGTTTTTTGTTGTTTTTGTTTTGGCCATTTTCTTGGTCTCCTTTTTGATTTGTCTGATTGTCAGACTGTTTATTGTTGTTATCTTGGTTTTCTTCCTCATTTTCATCAGGTGGATCATCAAGATTAGAGTGACTGTCTTCTGACTGAACGCCCATAGCTTTCTTATTCATTTCGATAGCATCCTCTTTTTCCTCTTGTAACTGCTCAAGAACTTCATCGACATTATCAATATCTGGAAGCCATGAAAGCAAGACTTTAAGAGGTAGAATCCCTGCTTGGTGTGCCTGAACAATTTGATTAACAATATCAGTTGTATTGATTGGCAAATTAGGTTTGAGTTTAATCTTGATACCATCAATATCAACATTGTTATTACCAATCTCTAAATAATTGGCAAAGAGAATCAAACGCTGTCTAAGTCCTTTTATCATGTATCTTGACTTCACTGACATAAGCTGTAGCAACCCAAAGAGCTTGTACTTCATCGCTTCGCCTGAGACATTGCCTGAGAAGTTTTTATCATTCATGTTAGGAACATAAGTCACTTTATGAATATCTTCAAGTAACGAATCTCGTAATATTGCTACTGAACTTTCGTCCATTGTTTTTGTTAAATAACTTACGCTACTTTCACCTGGAGCATTTGTATTAATTAAAAGCCTTTCTTTTGCTAAACGTTCACCATCTCCATTTCTTAAGTCAAATCCCAAGATAACCAAAATAGCATCCACAAAAGCTTCTTTATCGTTCAATCTGTCAGACTGAAGCAAGTTATAAGCATCAATTAAACTAATTGCTTGCTCAAAATCTCCTTGTCGTTCTTCATTATTGCGATATTCAATAACAGGTACTGCCTTAAAATAATGCGGAAGTGCTTTGATTAATTGATAATCTCCGAAACCAATAGAAGCTGCTCTATAAGTTAGCACTCTATTGTCGTTATAGTATTTAACAAGATAATAATCGACAGCACCCTGAAGGTTATATACTGGTTGATAATGTACTGCAAATAAAGGATTGGTATCAATCGTATCATCCGTAACAAGGAAAATCCCTCGTGGATCAATACATTTAATATCAGCAAATACTTTCCCAGTCTGTGGTTCCTGATTCATATAAATCAATTCATAACCTATCCCAAATACTGACAAATCTTTTTCAAGTTCAGTATCATGAGAAACAATATCAACTTTTGTATAAGCATCAAGAATTGATTGAATGTCATCGCTGCTTGTATAAGCTACTGGATTTCCTACCATGAAACCAACATTCATATCAGTTACATATTTTGCGTGATTGACAACAACTTTATTATTAGGTGCTGCAGCACTATCTTTTGTTCGTTTTAAAATATCTTGCTTGCCATCATAATAATCAGATAGTTTTTCCAAACGCCAAAAGTCACTTTGGTGCTGATTAATACAATGATTAAGCAATTCAGAAGAAGGATTATTTAAGTCACCTGCCATCTCTCTATTTATTTTAATTGCCATGTTTCTCCTTTAATAAAAACCAAAACTTGCCTTAGAAGCAATCGTGGTTTTAACGTTTCTCATATCTTCACTAAAAGCATACCTTGTAGCATCTATCGTATGGTTATCCTTATCTTCTAACCTTGGTTTAGGATTACCGTCTTTATCCACTTGATAGTCTATGTTTTCAAACTCCCAAGCTATTTTAGGAGTTCTTCGTGGGTCAATACAGATAAAATCTAAATCATCAAGCCATTGTTCGCCATATTCAACACTATCAGGTCCTTTTTTAACACCTTTAATGTGTGGAACGTTGTGTTCGGTCTTAAGTTCAGCTATGCTCTTAGGTTCAGCAGAATCAGCAAATATTGTATCACTAGAATAATTTTTCTTGTGCAACCATTTCCCATATTCTCTATTACTTATTTTTTGACCATAAAGCTCATCAATTGCATATATTCCATTCTTTTTCTTGTCATACTGCCACCTTACGTGAGCTAGTGGGTCAGTAGCATAACCAAAGTCAACTGCATTGCGGATATTATCAAAGTTTGCAACCATATCATCAGTAATTGAACCAGGCACAACTTGTAAATTGTCAAACGGTACAACTCCAGAACCAATCGCTTTTCCTAAATATTCCCAATCATAGCGTCTTTCGCTTCTAGCTTTAGTTGCTTCAGCTTCCTCTATGAACTCTTTAGAAATAAATGGGTTATCATGATAAGTAGAGTGGTGAACAAAAGTATTAGCTGGTTGAAATGATGATTCATATTTCTTATTAACCCATGATTGTTTACGCTTTGGTGGGTTATACGAATAGAAAAACTTATAAAAAAGACCATCATCTAATTCCCCACGTAGAAGTGAATTAGTGATAGTTGTTACTTCATCTTCACTTTTAAATTCTGCTAATTCTTCAATCCAACCAATTGCAAATGGGAACTTACTATCTTTTAATGACTTAATTCGTTCAGGGTTTTGCGCCCCTCGGAATATCATATAGTTTCCACGTGGAATATAAGTAATTCTCAAGGGGGACTTATTAAACTTAAATAGATGAGTCACACCTTGCTCTTCAATAGCCCACTTCATTTGCTCATAGATTGACTGTTCTAGAGTATTATCAACATAACGAATACCAACTGCATTAACCGCATATCTCATTAACAATTGAGTAATAACATGTGCAATATCAGATGATTTACCTGAACCACGACCACCTTTTTCAATGATATTTAAGATATTACTATTTAAAGCAGCTCGCCAAGTAGAAGCAAAAGCTTTAGGAATGAATTCAGATAGTTTAGCCATCGTCATCACCTAAGTCATCAACGAACACAGGAGTTTCAGTCACTTCTATTTGTTGTTTGTCAATAAATGCTGCGTTAATTTTATAGAAGTGTTCTAATGCTTGGTTTCTCTCTTTAAAACCCGCTGAATACTCACTCACTTCACGCTCAATAATTTCATTTGTTTCGGGATCACGTAGCACTTTTTCAAATCGCTGTGGTTCTCCCTTTGCAATAGAAGCTGTAATAGCTAAGGCTTCTTCCATTGTCAAATGGCGCTCCAGTTGAATCTCTTTCAGCTTATTTTTGATGTACTCAGAGACTTTTCCACCTTTTTCCACCAATTTCTCTTGAGCATTTTTAGCATAATTCTCTTTATATCCTGCTTTTAAAGCTGATTGATAAGCATTACCTGTGATGATGTACTCATCAGCAAATGCTTGTTGCTTAAGATTTAATTTACTCATTTTCCACCACCTTTCTCCAATAATAAAAGGCTGCCCACTGGACAACCTGTAATAAAATATAATAATTTGGTTACTCGCTAATACCATTCATAGCTTTAAATCTTTCAAAAGCTTCCGAATCTTGAAGCAACTTGAAATACTCGATTTCTCTTTCTGCATTCAATTCCATGAGCCTGTTCTGATTATTATTTTGTACTTTGTTGATCAAGTTACTTGTTAAATTTGTAAGAGGCTCCCCAATTCCTTTTTTATAATTAAACCCTAATGTTTGAAGGACCATTAAAGTATCTAGTGATAATAGTGGTTCCAATGCCTCAATACTCTTAATGTTATTTTTGAATTCTTCTTCATCACCAGATGCTTTACCCATAAAATTTTTTATAGCTGGTAATACTGTTTGAACCACAAAATCCAAATCTGATTTTTTTAATTTTTGAGTAACAAGTTCTTCTTCATAGGATTTAGCAATAAGCTCTAATTCTTGCTTTTCATCCAACAACTCATGAACTAAGTCTTGCATCTCTGCAATTACTTTATCTTTATCATGCTCCGATTTAACTGCCTTTATCTTTCCGAATACTGCGGATGCTGTATTCTTAGCAGTTACTTCTGCTAGCCTAACTCCTAATTGAACAATGATAGGGTCATTAATATCCATAATATTTTCTCCTTTATTCTCACTATTATCAGTATAGCAAAAATATGGAATAACAGGGATAGAAACCTGAATAAACTTTTTCATAATATTCACCTCAATATAAAAACAGCCAGCGTTAACTGACTGATAAATAATTTAAATATTTTTCCATGCATCGGCATTAAGCAATGCAATCGAATAGCAAGTCAGGGAGTCGAACCCTGCGCACTCTCCAGTGGTGCTTTCCTTGCTACGCTGGTTTTATCGTCCAGCAACGTCAGAAGTATATCCAACCGAACGAATTACATTTTGTTTGCTTTCGCTGATAACTTCATGCTACCATTATCGCACTTAAATTAGGATATAAACGTGAATAAAACGTGAATAAAAAGGAAAGTGAAATTAGTCTAAAGTTTCTCTCCATAATCCATCTCTCAAAGTTTTTTTAAATGAATCATACTGCTTTCTAGCTGTACTCTCTTCTAAGCAAACTCTGATAGCCACGTTATGCCAAGACATTCTGTGCTTAAATCTAGCAATAATAATATCTTTTGCAATTGTTCCATGTATAACTTCCATTAATTCGTCAAGTGTTTGTTTCTGGTCATTAAGTCTACCAAGTTCTTTATCAGCTTCTTTAATCAAATAGTTGCGCTCTTGTGGTGCAGTGTTTGAGCTACTCCCACCACTTCCGATTCTTTCCTCGTGTTTCTCACGAGTGATCCAGCGTTCTCTTGAATTAATTTTAACTTGAAGCATTCCAGTCATGTAGTCACTTAATAACAAATCTAATCTATCCGCCATTTAAAAGATTCCTCCGTCTGTGGTATAATAGTATTAGATACAATCATGCCGAAGCCCATTGCAGTGGGCTTTTTTGTTATTATTTGTTAACAATACTGACCGCAATTAACGATATACTTTAGTTGGCCAAAAAATAATTTAACGATTATACTCGCTTTATTTTACATGCGGTCCAGTCTCAGCCAGTCTGGGCTTTTTTTATTTCTTTTCTCCTTTGATTCCTGCATCAGTAACGATGAAAGTATCATTATCTCCCATATAGACAGAGATTTTATTTCCAGTTTTATTGTCGGTCAAATCAACTTTGCGGCCTGACATTTTATAAGAGAATGATCCTGTGTATTCATAAAATACGTCACCCTTATAATCTTTAATAATGATTGTACGACGTTGATTCATATCATATTCAATTTTAAGATTCTTCTTAGCCATGTTATACGAAGATGAATTTGTATAGTTATGATAATATGATGAACCAGTCAACCCAATTAAAGTTAAAGCTACTAAAGCAACTAAAGCAAAAACTCCAAAAGCCATATTATTTTTTCTTTTTTCACGTAATACTGAACCTAGAATAAACAATCCTAGTCCAAGTAACACGCCGATTACCCAAATAACTGTCCAGATAATCCATGATGTTGGTGTTGGTATGATATAAAACATTCTATTCAACCTCGATTCCAAGTTCTTTAGCCAACTCATTAATAAGAGCCGTATTATCTTCAATATTTTGTTCCAACAAAGGGATGATCGTATCAACTCTAGCATTAAAGGAACATGGTGTAAATCCACTTAACTTTAATCCGACTTTATCAGTCAAAAGAACATCACTCTTTTTATAATGTTCTAAAGCATTTTTCTGATTTTTAACATAATAGATTAAGCTTTCAAGTCTTTCAATTTTAATTTTGGTTTCGACAATTTGCTCTGAAAAATCAACAGTAATTTCTTGTGACATCTTTCTCCTCCAGTTGAGTTTAGCGAGTTCCTAGCTCAGTATGTGATATAATATAACTGACCAAAAATATTAAAAATATTATAATAAGTTGTTGTAAATTCGTATTTCGCTCGAACCTGGTCAGTTCGGGTATTTTTATTTTGGTATGAGTTATTGTTCTGTGTGCTATAATATTAAAGGCCTATAAATCTCTCGGTTGATGATTTATAAGTGCTTTTCACATTTCGCTCAAGCTAGGTCAGCTTGGGCTTTTTTTGCGTTCAATCCATATGTTTATCAAGCCATTTTTCAGGGAACACGTTCTCAGACTCGTCAAGGTCTGAGCGGTTTAAATCGTTGTAGTCTTTACGGCAACGCCAACAAAATGTATATCCAGCTTCTAATACCCACTTATGCCCGAACAGCTTACACAAAAGTTTCATTGGTTGTCCTCCTCAAATACTGATTGCAAATATTCATCCGAATATGGACACCAACCTTCATCATCAGTCATTTGTCTTTTAAGTTGTTTCCAGTCTGAAAACTGACCAATAATTGAATCGTTGTCTCCACACATATCACAAGGAGTTTCAATTTCTCCTAATTCTTCTTCTGGAGTATCTTCTGGCATCAGATAAAATCCTCCGTCAAAATGATTTTCAATTACCCAATATTGTTTCATTCAATCCCTCCCCACCAGTCACAAAATTTTATGACCAGCGATATTAGTTTCTTTTTCAATTCATTTCTCCTTTTTTTGTATTTTTATAGTAAAATTAGAAAGTATTTAATATTTTATTTATCGTGGAAGGTTTGTATGAACTTTATTATTAACAACTATATTTTTTTTAACTTAATTATCTTTGCACTTATACTAGTTTTCTTTGTCTTAATATTTAAGCAAGCTCAGTCTATCAAACAAAGAAATAAAACAAAAGAAGCTCGTGTTCTTAAGGAATTTTCAGAGTTAACTGAACGTGACTTGAAATATCGTAAGGTAGCCCTTTCAAACTATATTCGCTATTACCTCTTTACCTCTAAACAAAGAGCTTGGTTTACTATCTCAATGCTAAGTGCTTTATTTTTCCTAAGTGGAGGAATATTCTCCATATTTTTAACAGATAAAGACTACATTGTGCTTTTTTGTTTTTCAATATCTTACTACCTTATTTTCTTTTTACGAGTTAAACAACCTAGTATTGAAAAGCAACTTGAATTTTGGAAAGAATATTTAATTAAACACCCAGAAAATCATTTAAAAGTTTTAGTCCCTACTGAAAATGAAGCGAAAAATATGGATAAAGCACAAAAGAAATTAAGTGTTTATTTGTTCATTACAGCCACATTATTTCTTTTACTAAGCATATTCTCAAATATCTGATTATTTTATCTTTATTTATAATTCATTAATTACCACAAGCGCTCAGGCGCTTTTTTTCATCCCTCCACCACTTTCACTAAATCAACTCCGAGGGCTTTGCCTGCGAGGTAGACGAAACAAATATTTTGATTTTCGTCAATCCATTTTCCTATTTTTGTAGCTGCAAGTTGGTTGTCATAAGGATTTACAGCATTGTATAAAGCGTCTCGTGGGACAGTAACTTTTCTTTGTAAATATTTATTTTGAGCTTCCCAACGTTTATCCAACATCTCCGCAACACTTTTCGGAATCGTGAGCTGAGCATGAAACTGTTTGTAGTTTTCTTCCAACTTTTCTCTCATTTCATGCGCCGTTTTTGGAGAGTAGACATAAATCACTTCCTCTTCGACAAACTTTGTAGAGATACCATGTTCAAGCACTTCTTCAAGGCCCTTTATTTCAGATTCAAGCTTAATTTTTTCGGCTTGGCGTTCTTCTTCATGCTGTACAATATCCCGTGCAATATTTTCTAATTCACTCATCGCCGCTCCCTTCAAGTTCCGCATTCTCAGCTAGTACAACATCAATATTCTTCCCAGTTACTTTTTCGACATAATCAACTGCCAATTTATGAGTTTTAGCAAGGTCCGCAATTTTTTTGTCTACAAGGTTTCCAACAACAATATCTTGAGTGATAGATGCTGCAACGCTCGCTTCAATCAACGTCTGAATGCAACTATCAAGTTCTTTTTTCAGTTCTTTATTTTTAAGTTCTGCTTGTAAAATTTTCGAATTAAAATCTTTAAGCTCTTCTACTCGAATTTCTTGGAGTTTTTCAACCGAAAGTTTGTCAGTGTCAATCGCTTGTTCTATTTCATTTAACATTTCATGAACATCAAGACCAGAAAAGACTAATCTGTCAACTTCTCCGCCTGTGGCATAACCTGCTTCGCCTTGTAATCTGTCGATAACTGCTTTTGCTGTTTCAGTCATTTAACTACCTCAATCTTTAACCATAATTTTTTGTTTTTACTGCCCCACATTGAGGACATTTATAATAATCAGTACCGCAACACCCGCAAGCATCTGGGAAGTCATCAAACCACTTCATATCTAAATTACATTCATCACATTTCATTCTTCGTCCTCCACAGGCACAGGAATCTGTTCATAACTCCCAGTTTCCATGCTGTCGATATCGGATTGAGTAAACTCGAAACAGTCGTTCCAATCAGGCAATTGCCCTTTATGGCTTTTACTATGATTAAAACTGCTTGATATGAAACCACCTTCTCTAGTTTTAATTAAATAGTGGTCAAATTCTTTATCTGTTTCACTCATATCAATGTGCTTCAAATAGAACAGCTGCGGTTTTTCGACTGTGTAGCCGTCTAGCCATGCACGCATATAATCTTCTTGGTGTCCAGAAATCCAAAATACAATATTTTGTAGTTTTTCTTCTGTAAAGCCAGTTTCTCCGTATGTTTCTGGATTTTTTAGTGGTTTAAGGCCTTTAGTTTTTAATATTTCTATCCACTCAGCAACAAAATCTTTCACGACTGGCAGGGCTTGCTGTTGGAGTTGTGGCGTAAGATTTGAAATTTCTTTTTCAATGTATTCTTTTTCGGCGACTTTCAACCGAACGCCATACTGAGCAGTTGTCAAAATACTTACATCTTTAAGTTCATCTTTTGTCAAATGTTCTAAATTTTGAGTGATTTTCTCAATATAATCTTGCTTAGTCATTTTTTCTCCTCATTTCTCATATCACAATATTTTTGCGCAGCTTCACGAGTCTCAAACGTTCTGCGTGTTCCATTAGCATCACTCCGTCTAACGGCTCCAAATCTACCGTTTAACTCTTTTTGGACGGCCCATTCTTTAGTCATTTTCCGTGTCCTCCATTAAAAATTGATTCAATAACACAATATCCGCTGTCTTCATAATCAATTGTTGTAATCAATTCGCTGTCTTTAGTCCAAATTTGATAAACGTTTCTACATATGCTTTCTTTAGTTCCCAAACCAACAACAGTTTGAGTAATTACTAAATCTGTAATTTTAAAACCTCTTAAATTGCTTTTATCTGGATTCATTTTTCGTGTCCTCCAAATTAACAATTTTATTTTGTTCTACTGGTTCAGCAAAGTATGTAACAGTAACTTCTCGAAGTATGCTCATGATACTACCGCATTCTAGGCATTCGTATCTTTCGTCTTCATCTGGTAGTTCAAAAGATTCGTTTGTTCGTCCACAATATGGACAAGTAACTTCATCTGTATATTCCGTTTCCTCAGGGTATGGATTTATTTCTAATTCTTCAACCCTAGCCAATCCTTCTTTTGGGCTAAGGTGGTGTACTCGGTAAATACTACCGTGTATTCTAAGTAAATCCCCAAAGTCAAAAGCTGATTCTGGAACTTCTGCTATAAAACGACCTATTGACTCACAATTTTCTTTTAGTTCCTTTCTGTAGTCATAGCGTTGAACTTCTGCTTTTTCATAATCATAATAATCAAATTCATAAAGTTTAATTAGATTCATCTAGCTGCTCCTTCCAATAATTCAGGATTCTCATAGATATTCCTGATGACTTTGATGTAGTAAGACAGATTTATATCATACATGCTATTTTGAACTTCTCCATCGATATACCACATAAGCACTTCATCTAATCCAGTTATACTACCAACACCGCCATCACAGAAATCTGTGCTTTCGTTTTCGTCCGTAACCTTAACAATATCGCCCTCATAAATCTCAGCACCGTTTTTATCTTTTAATCCTGTTGACTGCATAAATTCAACATCTTCATCAGCGACTCGATAGTTTTTTAAAACATCTTTATCTTTAAATTCCAAAACATTCTTTTCTCTTTGGTTTGTCATATTAACACCTCATATCTTAGCTTTTAAGCGCTTTTAGCTTGTTCGTGATAAATTATCCATAAAATGGTTTAAGCGCTCAATGTAACCGTAATTTTCATGATTTAGAGCTATTAAAGCTCAATTGTTAAACCTTGAATTAATTCTTCAAGTATTTTGTATAAATCTTTCCACTTCATCTGCTTTGAATGGTTGTATTTATTGCAAATATCTAAGTAAAGCTGAGAAAGTTCGTGATTGTGTTTAGTTCGACCGCTGATTTTCACAGATAACTCTTTGTGGTTAGCGTTGAAATTGTTATTTCTAGCCAATCCATATAGCTTTTTCAAAGTGACAAAATTTGTTTTAATTTTTGATTCTTTTGGTTCATCATAAATAATTTGTCTTTGACCATTTACACAAATGCATTCTGAATGCCATGCTTTACATGAATTACAATGGAAAAACGGGATACCGCATTTTTTACATTTATATATATTACTCATATTTGACTCTCCTCGAATATATTCATTCTCGCCACTTTCTTAGCAATTGTTATTGGAATTCCATATCTGTTAGCAAATAATTTTGCTTTCATTTTAAATTCAGGTAGGACCATGCCTTTTACATCGACAACTTTGATAATCTCGTTAGCTTCATTTCTGAAAACAAAGTCCGCTTTATAAGCTATTTCTCTATAAAGTTTTCCATTCAGTCTGAATTTATCCATGAGAACAAACTTCTCTTGCATGGTCATCCGTTTATCATTTTTATGTTGCAAATAGTAGATTGATTCAGCTTTGCTATCGAATACAATGCCATCAACCGTTGTTTTCTTTGCCCCATATTTTGACTTTTTAGTTTGCTGGAACTTCACTTGCTTCTCCATATATCATTAATTCGGTTGCTGCTTCATTGCTGATTTTTTTAACCGATGCAATAAAAGTCACTGGGTTCATTACAATTTCTTTTTCATGGGCCCATTTGACGTATCTTACAAATTGCTGATAAGTTACTCCTGGAACAAAACTTAAGTAATATTCCGCAAGTTCTTTATCAAATGCACTTTTAGGGATTTCCCAAGCCATTTATTAAAGCCTCCACTTCTTCATCGGTCATATATTCCCTATCCTTTTTAGTTTGAGGATTAGACCAGTTAGGGGCAGGTTTGAACACTTTTTTAACAGCGTTAGAGTAACTTTTTTGATTACGATTTCTAAAATTAACATCATCAGCTTCGACATCCTGTAGAGTCTTAACTCCTTTACGCTGCCAATCTTTTAAAATATTTTGAGCTGTACGATAACTTTTTTTATCTAAAGCAGCCCTTGTCATTGCTTCTTTAACTAAATCAAATCCAAAATCCTCTAAGTCATATTTGATATTTTCTATAATAAGAGAACTTGCCATTCCAAAATTTTCTTGATAAATGTCAGAAAGCTTTTGGGAAAGACCACTATTTTCATCAGAGAGAGTAGTAGTTTTTTTATTATCAGTATTTTGTTTTTCAGTGTTTTGTATATTAGTATTTAGTAGCTGCTGATTTCCCACATCTGGGAAAGCCAGATCTGGAAAAGCCACATCTGGGAAATCGGAATCTGGCTTTTTGAAATCAGAAACTTCCTTGTACCACTCTTTAACAGCTTTAGTTTCTGGGTCAGTTTTGCGCAAGGTTCTTGCATATCCATTAGATTCAAGCTCTTTCCAAGCACTTCTAAGTGAAGCTTTCCCATCTCTATGATGTTTCTCGATTTCTTCAAAATATATTTTCCAATCATCAGGAAGACTCAATATATAAGCAAGTAAACCTTTTGCTTTAAGAGAAAGGTTTTCATCGCGTAAAAACTCATTGCTCAAAATCGTGAAGTTATTCGCTGCTTTTTTTCGCTTAATACTTTGCATTTTTCTCCTTTCTTCTATATTTATTTCAAGTTTTATTTTTCAAATTAAAAGCTGGCGATGAGTGGTTATGTGTAAACACTAAATACTCATTGACTTTACGGCTCGTTCCGCCACCCTCCAGCTTTGACTAAATACGAGCACTACCGCCCAAGGTAGTCTTGCTTAAAGTTGAATTATTTCTAATTCTACTGCTCAGGATTAGTGAGGACTGCAGTTTGCTCATATATTATTTATTTTTGATTTTTTCCCATACTGGAACTTCAATAATTTGCCCGCCAGATGCTTCAATTTCTTTTTTCCATTCATCTTTGGCTTCAATATCAGCAAATTTAATATCAAATTCTACTCGAATTACCGCATGAAAAATGTTTTCTGGTTGCGATTGAGTAGCTTTTTCATCAAATACTTCTTTAAAATGTTCAACTACTTCTGGTTGAGATAGCGCTCTTGCGTTTTCTTCGCCAACATGAGAGGGTAGAGCATTAAACGATTCTTCAAGCTTCCTTGTTTCATATTCTTGCTGTTGCTTCTCAAGTTCAGCTTGTCTTTGTTTTTCTGCTGCTTTTCGCTTTTCCTCAGCTTCTTTACGTTGCTTCTCAAAAAGAACGTCTTCGGTAATTACTGCCATTATTTCACTGACAGTTTTTCCACTCTCAAGCATTCTAATATACGGTGTACTAGTTATATTGTTTCCGAAACAAAAGTCTGAAATACTTTGTTTTGCAGATTTGTATTCAGCAATCTTTTGCTTTTCCCCATCAATAACATAAGTAATAGAATCAATAAGCTGCTTTTTAGGCTTAATATCATTAAAGTTTGATGCTTTGGCCCAGTCGTCAACAAAGTTTTCAAATATTCGTGAATCTACTTCTGTGTCTGCCGTCAGTTCAATTAACAATTCATGAACAATTTTTTTTCTTTCTTCTTTTTGTTCTGCTTCAACTTCTTTTATCCCAGAATCAATTTGAGAAATCGCATTCTCTAATACTTCTACAGCCTTTTTGAACCAAACTTCAAACTCTGTTAAAGGTTGGTTATACTCCTTTTTGATACGAATCTTTTCATCATTCAAAGATTTTGAAAGTTTCCTTAGTTCTGCACGAGTTTTTTTATCATCTGCCATTGAATCAATAGTTACAAGTCGATTAGAATTTGCTTGAGCAATTGAATTAATTTGCTCTTCAAACTTTTCACGGTCTAAGACTTTGATCTTTGCTGGTTCAAACGTAACATTAAATTCATTCATTTTAGAAATCCTCCGCTGTTATTTCATCAATCACTTCGCCAGTTTCTTCAACAACTTTTTTTTGAGGTTGAGCTTTTCCTTTCAACTCTTCAATTTTTCTTGCTGCGTAATCCTCTTTATCAAATGATTCGATTTGAGCACGGTCAGGTTCTTTGACTCCGTTCACTTCGCGAGGTTCTTTTTCTGGCTCAGGATACTCTTCTTCTCCGTAAGTTCCAGAAAACTCAGCAGGAAATGCCATTCTCAGTGCTTGGCTTTCAGCTACTTTTCCAAGCATTGTACATGGTTTATTAGTCCACATCTTATTAGGGTGTCCATCTTTCATTTGAACGTATTCATCATAAGATACCGCAACATATACTGGGATTTCTGTGTTTTTTAAATGAACTCTAGCCCACGCACCTACTAATTCTTGTTCATGAGTTTTGAATGTTCCCTCGTTGTGTTCAAGAATTCCATCTTTATTAAGTACAATCACTCCAACTTCAATACCCACAAAATTAGGATTTTGAAATGCACGTTTTCGATAAAAGTCACGAGATACAACAATTTGAGCTGGTTGATTACCATATTTGATGAAATAAACTTCTTTCATAAATGGATTCATGTTGTTTTGTTTGCAAAGATTAATAAGTAAAACAAGTTCCTCATCACTTGCTTTGCCACCACCATCTAAATATTGCTTAATTGTGGTCATATTTAAATTATCAACACTAAAGATTCCTAATTCATTTGCCATTTTTAAATTCTCCGTTTCTTATTTTTGTTGAAACGTGATATAATCTAGGTATAAAATTTAATAGACACATCACGTCTTAGTCCGCATGCCAGTGCGGGCTTTTTTAGTTGTTTGCTCATACTAATATCCCCAGTCAGACAAGCACGAATTGAGCATAGCGGATTTTTCTCGTTCTGTTCGTGATCTGCGGATAATGTACATTGTTCCGTCTTTTCTTCGATAAGTAGATTCGATAACTTCTCCAACTACTTCTCTTTTTTCTAAGTCATAATGCTTATATCCAATAACTGTTGGAACTGTTAGGACTTCTCGTCCATTCATAATTTGTGTGTGCATTATTTGCCTTTCTTTTTAAATTGATTTAAATCAATATCAAGTACTTCAGCTATCTTAACGACTATCTCAAAGCTAGGTTTCTTAGATTGACCAAGTTTGATAGCAGATAAGGACTGCGTACTGACTCCTGATAATTTGGAAAGTCTGTATATTGACATATTTTTTTCTTTAAGTTTTTCTTCAATGATTAACCACAACATCTTGTATCTCCTTAGAAATGTAATCGTTTTTAAATACTATATATAGTAAAATCAATTTGATTATCACAATATATTTTGATATAATGTTCTTGAATAGAAAGCCGCGGCTGCGGATTTATTCAAATATAAATCGAAAGAAGGTATATACATTGAGTAAACCTTATATGTTAACCTACGACCTGAATAGCCCAGGTCAAAAATATGATGATGTTATTAAGACGATTGAAAATGATATAGCAACAGTATGCTGTAAATATTGGGAATCTTCTTACTTATTTCGCTCCAATTTATCTCCAAGTGAAATGCTTGATAAGTTAAGCCCTTATTTGGATAATGGAGATAAGTTTTTTATTACAGAGATTGTTAACAATAAGAATGGATGGTTAACGCAAAGTCAATGGAATTTTATTAATCAAAATATTTACGATTGACTTGGATCAGTTATACATTCATTTAATTCGTCACTTTTGTGGCGTTTTTTTGTTTCTACTGAGATTACATTCTCATCAATATTTTTTACGACCAGTTTAATAAGTTGTTCTGTGTTCAAATCTCCAATTTTTTCACCTTGGACTTCTTCGTCAACAATTAGCATTTTTGTTTTCATAAATTTCTCTTTTCTAGCGGAGCACCGCATTTAATAAATTAACTTTGTGTGTGTAGGTAGTCATTTTCTCTTTAATCATGTCTTGCCCGACATTTTAGTAATAAAAATCATGTAAATCTTCCAAGAGATAGAAGACTGAACCACCTCGATTTATTGAAGGTAATCCGTTTTTTCTCCACTTTTTCAGCGTATCTGATGACATGTGGAATTCTTTCAACAAATCAGCCTGCCTGATTTCTCCGGTCTTGCTTTCATATTTGAACAGCTCCTTTTGAAATTTCAGCCATTCATTCGTCATCTTACGAAATTCTTCTAGGACGCCATTGGCTAGATACGCAGCCATTGGATCATATCTTTCTCCCATAGATTTTCCCTTCTAAGCAACGTCAACTTGATATTTGATAGCAAACTCTTTAACTACTTGAATATAAATTTGAGTAGCTTTTTTATCAGCTTCAATAACATCAAGTTTATTTAACTTTTTAACTGCAGATTTGCTATAACCTTTTTCAATTTGCCGAGTTTGCATATTTCTTAAATGGACATTGAATTTAAAACCGCCACGACGTTCAACTTCTGCATAAATTTCCTGATTTATTTCTTTAAAAGCAACCCCTCCTCCTTGTTTAATAGCCATTTGTCTAATCCAACTTCCTGTTTCGCTGCGCCAATTAGCTGTGTTTAAGGCAACAATATTTGAAATGTTATCTACTTTGTCATTTACTTCTAATAGCTTTTGCTCTTGACTCGCTACCGCCTGAAACATTTGATTGAACATTTGAAGTTCAGGACTAAGATTTGAAATATCTGGTTGTTGTTTCGCTTGATAGCTTCCTGTTTTACGGATTGTTGGGAGGACTTCGTGAGTAATCCAACGTTTGAATGGTTTCACCTCTTTTTTCTTACTACCGATGATTGCTTCATAAAGTCCGCTTTCGTTGATGATTGTTGACTTCATATTCATACCTGTTAATTTGACAGGCATGGAATCTTCTTTATCAAGTCTCCGTGTCATTTGTGCTGTTTCTGAATATTCAAGAATATCAGCAACATCTTTTGCAACAAACCACGGTTCGTCATCAATGAGTACAGTTCGTACTGGTAAATTGTTAAAATTAAAATTTTGTAATTGGTTCATATTTCACCTCTTTAGCTAGCTTTTTCTTTTATACTGTTTAAATCGTATGTTTTTCCTAAAAAAATAAAATCCATAGGATAACGATATATTTCAGACAACTCAATTAGCAATCCTGTTGGAATGTTCTCACTATCCTTTTCATAACTTAGAATAGTTTGGTAGTGCTTTTTGACAATTTCTCCAACTTCTTTAGCTGTTAATCCAGCATTGACTCGTGCTGCTTTTAATGTAATTTTAGGTGGTGTTTTCTCTGCCATACTGGCTCCTTTCTTAATTGTAGTTTAAATTTAATGTTTTTGTTATTAACCTCGATGATATAATATCTTTAGAGTAAGCGCTACCTCTAATAGTGCTTGCCCCCAAATATTATAGAAAGGAGGTAAGTGATATGGAATTAACTCACGACTGCGCTCTAGATATCATGTTATATTTAGAGACAAACTTAAAGCTAAATGGTAATATCGATTCTGTTAAATTAGTAAAAGCTTTAAATAGATATTCAGAAACATATGTACTTTATAATATTTCTCAGCTTTTAAATAGTGGATATATTTCAGCACTATCACTAGAAACTTTGGCTTCAACTGCATATATCATTACAGATATAACTCCTGCAGGGCACGCATATATAAATGATCACTAATCCCCCTTTCTTAGAATCACTTCGTATTTACGATTCTTAGGTTCTAATTCATCTAAAGGCGATCCAACAATCATTTCAATCTTCAAAGAGGTTTTGTATATATCAATGCCTTTTTGGAGGTTTATTTTTTGAATACCTTTTACTTCCGTATCGTCTAAAAACAGCTTCCCATCAACTATTTTTATTTGATTCAAATCCATATTTTTCTCCTTTCTGTTTATTAAATTTCTGCATACGCAGTAAGGGAAGTTCAGGAATCGAACCTGTTCGCCAGTCTTCCCAGAATAATCTAACTTATAAATCTAATCCTTGTTAATAAATGGTATAATAATTTTTAAAAGGAGATTTTATGGACTTGATGGATTTTTTAAATATTTTTAATAATATCACTGCACCGTTAGGCTTTATTCTTACTATATTCACATTCTTTTTTGCTAGATCAACAAAAAATAAACTAAAGGAATCAAAGGAGTTTACTAGTTTTGAGATACACAAAGGCCAATATACTGGTAAACTTCAGGGAATAAAGTCAATTTTAGATAAAATAGATGACAGGAGAGAGGTTATTCCTGAAGATATTGTAACCCAAACCATTAGTCTAGTTGTAGAGTTCGAAAGCAAGTACCCTTATCTATGCTCAAAAAACAAGAAAATATCTTCTTCAATTAAAGGTATAAAATCATTAAAAAATAATACTGAAATTGAGTTTATTAACTTTATAGAACCGTTTAATAGGCTCTATAGTATTTTCTCTATTTAGAAAGGTCGCAATAATGTATAATGAAATAATTGATCAACTATGTAATCTAACAATAGACAAAAAACTACGATGGCAAACTATTGATAATTTAATTGTAGACGGTCGCCCTTACTCACAACATTTTCAACATATATTACCAAATAAATCATTCTTCACTGAATATAATGGTAAAGAAATCGTTGTTCTATATGGTGAAATGGGAGGTCTTTTTGATGATCAAATCATTGGCCAATATTTGATTCAAGAAATTTCTGGCAACCAAATTTATCAGTTGGAAGTCCCTGAGCAAAATATTGTTAAACTTCATACAATAATAACCTTATCTTAAATGCCTATCTTTACAAGATTTTATTATTTGTGTAGGTACTTTGCGTTCTATAAGTAAAGATACTATTTCTAGTATGCATAGAATTATTACACATATACTTAGAATAGAAATAATTATTGTCATCTAATCATCTTTCCGCCCCTATGGGGCTTTTTATTTGCCAAACTTGCTACTTACGCTGAGTTGAATACAACTTGTAACTACATTCACAGAAGCTTCGCAACTGTTTTGTTCGTTCGCTTGTTTGACTTTATGAGTTAATTATACTACCGTTTAAACGGTATGTCAAGACGAAAATATAAATAAATACGAAAAAAACCGTATTTTTCACAAAAAACTGTTGCTTTATACTGTTTAATTCGTTATAATAACGATATAATAAAATTCAAGAAAGAGATTCAAACAATGGGCAGAGGAACTTTAACACCTCAAGAAGAGGAATTAAAAAAGGTTATATCTAATAATATTAGAACAAAAATAAAAGAAGAAGGCATCTCTCAAGCTGAGTTTGCTAGAAGAGCTGGAATACCTCCAACAACTTTGTCTGGATATATAAAAGGTGTAACTAGACCTAATGCTGGTAACCTTCAAAAAATTTCGGACACACTTGGCCTCCTAAAGTCTGATATTGACCCTTCATATAAACAAGGTTACTCATTGCAAGATTGGAACAATAATAAAAAACAATCTCATTTGGTGAAAAAAATCACTGAAATCAGTTCTCAACTTGAAGAACCAAGACAAAAAATAGTACTTGATACAGCTGCTTCTCAATTGGAAGAGCAAGAAAAGGCTAAAAGAGCTGTTAAATCAAAACCAAAAGTAACTCCGCTTTTTGATATAAATTCTCCGCTTACTGACGAAGAGCTTCAAGAAGCCGTCGACGAAGCTGTAGCTTTTGATGGCGTGCCTTTAACAGATAGAGAAAAAGAACTTTATAAACATTTGCTCCGTGAAGCGTGGGAAGAAGACCATGGCAGGGGGTAAAATATATGTCAGTTATAAGGGAGTTGCTTTCAGAACTCGCACTAAAAATAAAATACTATAATCCTTCAGATTACCCTCATCTTAAAGATGGAATGAAATTTAATATTAGAGGAACAACTTATATTTTTATTGATATATTCAATAGTGAAAAGGTAACTCAAAATATATTACTTCACGAAATAGGTCACGTTTCCTTTGGGCATAGACATCTTGATTGTCGCTCTTCTGGTTGGGACAGAAGGCAAGAAAGAGAAGCCGACCGCTATATGATTGAACATAGAGCCGATGAATGGCTTGCTCAGTTCGACTGGGAACCGGATGTTATTGATTATGATAAATTTATTGAGCATTTTGAGTTAGAAAACCGTCATTATGAGTTAGTTGTTGAGGTGTTTGATGAAATAATCGGCCAATCTCAACTACATAGCCACTGTTTATAGTAAGGAGTGAAAAATGAATTACACAGAATTTAGAAAGTATGTTGAAGAAAACACTCGTGCACAAGGTAAGTTTTTAGAAAACTTTACTGACGGTATCGATGATATGGAATTTGAATAAATAAAACTTTGATACTATTGCTTTCTCCTTAATCATGTCTTGCCCGACAATAGAACAGGAGAAAAAATGAATATTAAAGAAGTCAAAAAAAAAGACGGTACAACCGTCTATAAAGTAAATGTCTATCTTGGTGTAGATAGCCTAACAGGTAAGCAAGTACGCACCACGGTTACAGCCAAGAACCGTAAAACGTGCGAGAACAAAGCTCACCAAGCTATGAATAAGTTTATCAAAAATGGGTCTACTGTTGCAAGAGAAAAAGTTTCATTTGATAATTTTAACGCCTTAGCCTCTAGTTGGTTTGAATCTTATAAATTGACAGTAAAAGCAAATACTATCAGAATCAATAGTATTTTTTTAAAAAATTATATTTTGCCAGCACTCGGAAACTATAAAGTTGAGAAAATTACAACTATACTATTGCAAAATATTGTTAATGACTGGGCTAGAAATGCCAATACTGCTGAAATAATTAACGGTAAGCGTGAGAAGGGAAAAAGCAAAGACTATAAGCTGTTACTCAATATCATCAAACGCATTCTTGATTATGGTATGCAATTAGGTGTTATCTCAGACAATCCAGCTATAAAAGTATTTTCCCCAAAACTCAAGACAAGAACAGTCAAAAAAATAAAGTATTTTAATAATGATGAACTTAAACGTTTCTTGGCTTACCTTGACTCGTCACAGTCAACCACAACAAATAAAAAGAGCACTACTTTATACAAGTTTTTACTTGCTACTGGTTTACGTATCTCTGAGGCTTTAGCCTTATCTTGGTCTGATATTGATTTTGTCAATAATACCGTTAGTGTAACTAAGACGCTTATACAATACAACAATGAGATACAAGACAGCGCTAAAACAAAAGAAAGCAATCGCTTAGTATCTTTAGACAGTGAGACAATTGCAATGTTGAAAGAGTGGAGAAAATACCAAAATGATGGGGCTATATCTCTGCATAATTCTTTAGTCTTCTCATATCATCAAAAAATGAGAACTTACGAACTCGAAAGACAGCACTTAGTTCGACACTTTAAAAACGCAAAAGTTCCTAACATTGGATTTCATGGTTTTCGTCACACTCACGCAAGCCTACTAATGAACAATGATGTAAATCCTAAAGAAATTCAAATGAGATTAGGACATGCAGACTATTCAATCACAATGAATTTGTACAGTCATCTTGCTAAAGAGAAAAAGAAAGAAACTGCTGAAAAGTTCGCTAATATACTTAAAGCACTATGA